GTTCGGAATCGACCGAGTCGCCACAACGCCGAAAGTGTTGAGCGATTCTTTGCTAACTTCTTGCCGGCACAATTGTACTCTTTCATGCAGATCGACTCTGGGGACAAAGCGATTCTGTCATCACGCATTGCTGAGTTCAACAACACAGTTGTCGGCCCGAATGGGTTGTTCCCGACGTCGACCGTCCACTCTTTCCTTGCGATACAACCGCTTATTGGCGAGTCACCCATGGAGGACATCATGGCCACAAAGGCAGCATCAACCGCGTCTGCAAGTTGGGGTGATTCACTTGACACCATGCGCGCCGCCTATGATTCGATGGTGTTGCTCTTGTGTCAGCGTTGGTTGATCACTGAGGAGGAGATTCAAAAGCTCATGCAATATGGGCTCCTACCGTCCTGTGATGAAGAGCTGCTTCAGCCGATGCTCAACCTCCGTGATGACGTTGCCCTCAAGTGTCTGCGGATGCTCAAGGACGAGGACCGGGATGAAGTCATGACAGGCGAGTTGGCATTAAGCAGTGTACTGCGTAATATCCGGATACAGGGAGATGATAAAATCATTAAACGCAAATCGGTTGAAATGAAGGATGCTGTTGTAACCGTCAGTGAGGGGATGCGCGCCATCAGTTCAGCACGGCGTCGGCAAACATGTAGGATGATGGGTATATATAGGATACGGCCAGTACTAAAGCGCCTGACAACAAAGAATAAACTCTTTGAGGTGCTTTCCAAGCCTGCCGCTGCACCGACAGAAGAAGAAAAGCATTTCCTGCGCCAGTTGCCGGTTTCGCCTCGCGTGGTCATAATGCCGACGAGGCCTAGACGCGAGCTCCATCTGCCAACGTTCAATGGCGACCGTGCGGACAATGGAGCGACAGTCAACATTGCCGGCATATGGTGTTCCCGACTGATAGGGCTCACGTATCGCGGGTCGATGAGTGACCGAGAGCGTGAATTATCACAGCTGCCTGACGACGAGTGGCTGACCTTTCTGCGCAAATATAAGTCGACTGAGAAATATATAGGCAAGGGCTTCATGTCGCCAGGTGGTCTACCTCTCATGCGGATACATAATCGGACTTACTTACGCTACCCGGCCATGTTCTCATTCCGCATGGAGGTGCTGTCCTCGAGGATACCACAACGGATGATGACGCTGTGTGGGCAGACCTATGACACATTCCAGCCCTGTTTCATCGGTGGGTCCACCTTGGCGCATGCTGCATGTCACAATAGGCGTCTTGCATTTGGGTTCGCAGTCGTCAAAGGGGAAGTCTTGATGTTCTGCCAGAAGCATGAGGGCCGCCCTTTCGTGGCACGGACGAGACAGGCACTAAGACCGCGAATGATTGTTACCCATAGGAATATTGACTGGCTAGTCCAGACATCACGTGATCATACGCCGATATTGGATGGTTCACATGGGATGCCGGCAAATGACCAGGTCAAATCTTACATTTCCGGCGATGGCACTGCACAATTGAATTATGGCAACTATATGAACACATCAGCACATGGAGCTGATGTTCGGATGCGTGCATGCTTCAGGCAGCTTCGCTCAGGCTTTCCAATGAATCTGTCACGATTCAAACCAGACTGGCCATTCTTCCCTGATCGTGCAGTCCGTATTCCTATGGCCAAGACCATGACCCTGATAGGGAACCGTT